GATTGCTAATACAGGGTCAGATGAATCATCAAAAAATCCAGTACCTACAATACCTCTATTCCCAATAGCAGATAATAAACCTTCAGATCCATCAGGAATATCAGAATCAGCAGTTGAATCAGATTTTTCAGCTTCAACAACAGACATTTCTAAATAGTCTTCGAATCTTTTGTTTGTATCTCCTTGAGATTTTAAATACCATAAGTATCCATTTTGTCCTGCTTCACCAGATACTTCAATCCAACCAATTTGACCAGCGTCAGATCCATTGATTTCAAAGTGATCTTTGATAATCATTGGCTTATTAGTTAAAGATAAAAAGTTTGGTTCAATAGACTCAGTCATTGATGCAGTTCCTTTTTTAAATTCAGAACCGTAAACAAAAAACTTAATAACCTGATTGTCTGTAGTTGCAATACCTGAAAGATCATCAACGTTTTCAGCGCCGTAAGGCTTAATTGTTAATTGAGAAGTTGAATTTTCAGCACCTACTTTAACAAATGCTTTAAATACAATGCTATTAACAACTGCTACAACAGTAGCACCTTTTCTTACTGCGTGAGCTTCAGTTGATCCTGAATCAATACCAGTGATTGTATCTACAACACCTGTTACAGGGTTAATTTGTCCATTATATGCTAAGTGTAATCTACCTTGCTCAGACCAAATAACTTGATCAGATGCCATAGGCATTTCAGCACCTAACATTTGTATGAATCCAGAAATAGATCTGTCTCCATATTTTTCTACCTCAGCTTCATATAGCTCAGGCAAATATTGTTGAGTCCAACCGTTATTTCTTATATCTAAATAAGAACTAGCTAGAGTCATTTTTTGTGCGCTGGGAGTTACCAATCCGGCTGTCCCAACTGCAAAACTTGTTGCTGCCATTTTTAATAATTTTTAGTAATTTTTAAGTTTAATTTTTAGCTTAGACTTATCATCACCTGAAATAGTTCTTACTTTTATTCCTCCGGTTTCAACATAACCATCTGCAGTTTTTCTAGGATTCATATTAATGTTCTTAGCTTCTGCAGACATTTGCTTTATAGCATCTGCCTTACCTTGCTCATAAAAATGATTTGCTATTGCATCAGGGTTTGAAGCAACAAACAAAGATTTATGAAAATCACCTGCATTGTTAAGAAGTTGATTCTCTCCAACGTATTTATCAAAAACATTTGATAAACTTTGTGATTTTACTTTATTCACATCTTTAACATTGAATCTGTATTTTTTGTCTCCAACATTGAAATTAAAACCTTTAAATTCATTATTAAAAACCTTACTAGTTTCTTGTTCAAAATGTTTTGTTTGCTTCTGCAATAAATCATTAGCTGATTTTTGCTCTTCATTGTAACGGTTAAAAAATTCTACTGCTTTTTGTTGCTCAGGAGCTAACTTAGAACCCAACTTGACTTCTTTGTAATATTGATCCTTGAGACCTGTTAAAAAACCTTTAGCATTTGCAACCGCTTCTTTCAGAGCGAGTTTTTTTCTTTTTATTGTTCTTTCCTCATCTACTTCAGCATCAAATGAAAATTCATCTTCCATAAGAAATTGTATTTCATCATAACTTAAATGAGGTTTTGTTTGTTTATAATATTCTGTTAACAATGTATTATCATCAACATTTGAATAATCTGCATTTAATCTTGCATAATCTTCTATAGTTCCACCTGTTTCATTCATGAATTTAACTAAATCCATAATGTTTTCGGGATAATCTACTATTTCTTTTGTTTCAGTTTGCGGTTCTTCAGCCGGTTCAACTTTGCTCTCTTCTTGCTCTGCAACCACTGGAGCCTCGTCATTACTGGTTTCATCATCCGTAACTTCTTGTAATATTGGTGTTTCTATTTCTTCTTCTTTTTCTTCTTTTCCGGAAGGTTCTTCAGTTTTTTCTTCGACGTTTTCTTTTTGAATTTCTTCGCTAGTTTTGGATTCGTCGCGTACAGAAATCTCATCTGTGCTTTGCTCTGGAACGGCATTTTGTTCTTGTTTATTTTCGTTTAAATTTACTTTATACATACCAGACTCCTCATCAAAATTTGAGTCTTTTTGTATTTCTTGTTCTTTTTCTTGTGTAGACTTTTCTTCAGTCTCTACAACTTTTGCTTTAATTTCTGCCATAATAAAATATTATATAATTGTTTTTGTTTTTATCTTGGTTCAAATTGCTCTAAACCAAATCCACCTAATGTATCAAATCCAGAGGATTCAAAGCTTTTTGGTGGAGTACCAGATTTTCTCTGATCTATAAGTTCACTTTGTTGTGAAGCTTGTATTTTTGTTCTTTCGTCTTTCCTATCTTCTTTATACTTCTCTTTATTTTTAATCACATCTGCTTCCGCTGTTTTAAGCTGCATGTTCAATTGAAATTCAAATTCCATCAATTCTTTCTTAATTGCAGCTTCTCTTTCTAATTTAGCAATATCAAATTGTGATTGTGCTTGTGCAATTTGTACTTTGCTTTCTGCAATACCTTGTTGTTTTTGTATCTCAGCTGCTGCTGCCGCTTGGCTTGATTGAGCATTAGCTTGTGATTGTGCTTGTATATTTCTTTGAGCAATTGCTTGATCTTCTACAACTTTATTTCTTCTTCTTACTTTTAATAATTGATTAGCTAATTTTAAATTTCTAACTTCTCTAACATCAATAGCATCTTCTAATTCTATTTTATTTTGTTGTAAAGCAGCTTGAATATTGTTTTCTAATAATTGTTTTTCTTCTTCATCGGGTGTTAATTCCAAAAATATTCCAAAGTCATGTATATGTAAATCTTTTATTTCATTTAAATTACCAACATCAATTCTGCCCAAAGATTGTACAAATTGCTTGTTTGTATTAGAATATTCTAAAACATCAGAAATTCTTAATGAAACAGATTCTGCTGTTTTTAAAGTTAAATATAAACCTCCTTGTAATATATGTCTTGTTGCTGTGTTACTATTAGCTGCTGCTAATTTTTGCAAACCAACTAATGCATTTTTATCAGGTGTACTTCCATCCCTTGCTTCATTTAATCCAGTGACATCTCGCATCATTTGTAAATAATAATTATAAGATTGAATTAAACTACTTATTTTATTATTACCACCCGATGATTGTAATTCTTGAATAGGCACTTTAGCATTATTAAAATCTCCGTCTTGTGTAAATGACCTGCCAATAACAGAACCTGTTTGGAAATACATATTCAATGCTTCTTGTGGATTATAGTTTGTACCGTTACCTAAATCCACTTCAGCAATACCATCCGCATCTAAAAATACTCCATTTGGAACCATTCTTGAAAGTACTTGTTGCAATTTAAGATGCGTTATTTGAATCATATCTGCAAAACTTACCATTCTACCAACTAATGACTCAGGCTTACCTTTGTATATTCTTGGCGCTACAATATTATAACTCATCTGAACTTTTGTAATATCAGATTTAGGTCTTGTCATATTAATACACTTACGCCATCTTAATAATTTTTCAAAACCTACAATTTTTGCACCTTCGTATAATACCTCAATTGATCTATTTACTTTTTCAAATCTAGCTCTATTATCTTTCGGTGGATTAAAACTATCATCTTTTTGTATTGCTTTATCAGCACCTGATGCAGTTTCTTTTATTTTATAAACTTGATTTTCAAAAGTTTTATATTCAAAATATAATACATATACATAATTTCTATCTTGACTTTCTGCTGTATAAGATTTATTATATAATTTAGAATTACCAGAACCATAACCTTCTAATTCCTTTATATCTTCATTAGTTAATTCTGGAAATTGTTTTTTTACTTCTATTATTGGAACTCTTCTTACTTCACCTACATAATACAAATCATCAAAATATGGTGATTCTGTATATGAATAAACTAAATCTGCGGGATCAACATATTGTATTTTTATTCCTTCTGCTGTATTAAAACTATTTTTAACACAACCCATACCTAAAACAGTTATATCATAATCAACTCTTTTCTTTAATAAATCATATTTATTTAAATCAAAAATATTTGTTAAAGCTTGTTCCTGAGCTATTTCAATTGATTGTTTATAATTTAGTTGCATATGTAATGCAAGTTCTTCGTCGTCTTGAGGTAAGGTTTCTCTATCGTTATTAAATGTATTCAAACCCGTTTGAGCTTCTACGTTTTCTTTAAAATCAAATAAACGCATGTCCTCAACAAGACCTCTAACATAATCCGTTCTTTGTTTAGTTGCAATTGGATCAACTGAATATGCTTTTAAATCATATGTTCTTTCGTTGATTCCATTTACAACTATATCCACAAACTTAGGTATTATTGGAACAGGTTTCCAATCTAAGTTTAAATATGATAAATCACCGTTGATTGATAATTCATCTTTATATTTTTGAGTGCTTTGTTCACCTCTTGCATATAATCTTAACCTATGAAAGTTATCTCTATTTGCAAAGTAACGAGTACTCCCTGAGTCTTTTTTAAACCATTCTGATTCTACGGCTTTTGCAACCTGTAGCCCATAACTTATATCAGCTTTCTCAATATCGCTTACTGCTTGACTTGGAAAAATACCTGGTGTATTTACATTTGCCATTTATTGTATTATTTTTGAAATGTTTCCTTTATTATTATATTTAGAAAAACTAAACGTAACTTTATTTTTTAATATTTTTTCAGCTCTTGGTGTATATAAATTTTTATTACATGCCATGATTGCTAATCCTGAACTGATCGCTGCATCAAATTTTGTTCTTTTATTTATATCAAATTTAGCCCAATCATTTAATGTCTGATTAAAATATATATCACCATATTCTCCGTCATGTTTAATCCCAACATAAGAATTTATATAACTTTCTATTGCTGCAGCATGTGCTTGTCTTATATCTTCACTTGAGTTTGGTATACCACCTATTTCTTTTTCAGCCACTGATAACTTATTCCAAACTTTATCAGGTCTATTCATTGAATAACCTCTGTATCCTCTTCGTTTTAAATAATATAATAATCTTGGTTTATTATTTTCTGCAAGTAATGGCATACCATAAAAGTGTAATGCCATAAGTATATCTTCAAAAAACATTTCCGCTGTTTGCGGTCTCGCTATATACTCCAGAAAAAACCTATTTGCTGGTACCGATTCCATACTGAATTTAGTGAGTCCGTGAAGCGATCCCTTTGAACCTTTACCATCTGTAGTTCCGGATATATCATAGCTATCACAGCCAAAAGCGCCAATATGTTCGTTTCCTGGATACTTGCTTCCATTTTTTATTATTACTCTATTTTGTAAATTCTTACCTGGTACCCAACTTACATTAAATCTTCCGTTAGGATTTGGTGTAAATTCTACTTCTGTATCTTTGATCCCATTTTTCCACTGAAAACTTCCTTGAGTGACAAGAGCAGAGTATCTAGCTTCTTCATTAAAATCAATCTGTTCGTAAATCCTAGCAAGATTAAATATGCTATTTTTAGTTTCA